ACGTGGAATTTTTCTGACGATTGTCTTCTTGATACTGTTTAAACGAATATCAATCCAGCGCGGCTCACCGTTTGCGTTATTTGGGATATCAATTGGTGCATCGAGATTCGCAACAATATCGCCCTCATCATTTAGCTTTTTCTTGAATGTCTTAATTTCAAGATCACCATTTTCCAATGTCTGATATTCAACTGCACAAATCTTATTGCCATGAGTGTCTGTAGGAATTTCAATCCACCAGCCTTCTTTAGCGAATCCAGAAGAACCTTTAACTAAATAATGACCAATACCCAACTTCTCAAAAGCAAGAGGTTGTTCAGCGGCTTCATCGTTAGGTTCAATTTTATCTGCAAATAGCTTAACAATCGGAGATGCTGACTTGATGAAACCATTTGCATCCACTGTTGTATTTTTTGACGACAAAATTTTACGCCACGGCTGAAACGTATTTACATTCCAGTTTATAGACCTGACATACATTTCGGAGTTATGTGTTATGCTTAATTGTGCACAAGCATCAGTTGAATCGTTAATATCTAAATTAATAATTGCCTGAGAATCGTTGTCTGGATAGTCTCCAGCACTTGAAATATTATTACCATTATTTTGCCAATAAAAGGCATTACCACCTCCTCTCAATGTTGATAATTTTTGACTACCTAATAGAATTGACTTTCCAACTCCAAAAGCGCCAACCTCCATCACATTCCCAGCAGCAGTCCCAACATAACGACTAGCTGCATGGGTATTATTCGTAAAGTTTTCATTTATTTTTGCGCCAGTAGAGCGGAATGTGTCGCCGCCTGCGCCAGTCGGTGCCGTACCTAGATTTACAGTTTGAATTGTCATTTTCTTACTCGCATAAAAAAGCCCCAGCGAGTGGGGCATGAAAATTATTAAGAATTAGGTGACGGGCACAACTCCGTCTTGTGTGCATGCCGTAGTTTCTTGCATGAGGTCACGACATTAGGAGAAAATTGTATACCAATAGGCTTTTGTTTTTGATCGGGTCAAGAAGTAGTAAAGCCCCCACTTTTTAGCAAGATCTTGCTTGCTTTTACCTGTATATTTTACACATAGCTTAATGAATATATCGGTTGAAAAATGCTTCATTTTGATTTCCTTTGGATGATAAAAAAGGACGCAAATGCGTCCTTTTGTTGAGAATGGATAATTTAAGCTAATTGATCACCAATAAATTTAGCTTTTACTTGAATAACCACACCTGGTATTGCTTCAGTATTACCAACTAAATCATAGCCAGTATCAGTAGGTTTAACCTCTAAAATTAATTCGTAATCACTGATATCACCAAATACAGATACAACATTCCTATCATGTTGTTTTGCATTTAATTTGAGAAGATTGTTTTCAACCCTGCCACGGTATGTAAATCCATAATCTCCACCATTGACCACTCCATCTTTTACCACCACCGTACCCTCACCAAAATCTTGGATAGTGCTTTTGAATTTCACAAAGTAAATTCCGTCTCTCATTTTAACCTCATGCATTAATCGCTGAAAATTCAGCCATTTGATAGTAGGGCATTGATGGTCAAAAGTTAAGAGTCATCAGGGGTAAAAAACTTGGGTGAATGTCGTTGAGATTTGCCATACATCACCACCTAAACAACGGGGTTGATATTCTCCAGCTTTAACTCTAACTTCACCGTCTAACGGCGAATCCCACAGAAATGAGTCCGCGCCCTTGTGCTGGTCAAAGAATGCTTTGATTTGCATAATTTCATCTTTATAAGCCGTTCTTTGATAAGTCCATTCACCAGATCGGTTATTGATACCTATGGCGATGTTTTGTTCATAACCATCACCAAATTTGCTTGATAACGTATTAAAGCGCTGCGAACCTGAATTGCCTTCTAAGTCTTGGCACCAAGTGAATTTACGATTACTCATGTTTTTTTGGCCAATCAATTTTCATAGTTTCTGATCTGTCTTTAAAACGTTTTTTGCAACTTTCTAGATCATTCGTATCTTGATCTGGAGCGAATAAACCTGCCCGCCTACTTTCACGAACTCCCCATTCTTTTAATTGCTTGTCCATTAAGTCAGCAATTTTAGTACTCTTAGATTCCTTTTTAAAAATGAGGGTGAATGACAATCCAAAGACGAAACCCGTTGCATATTCAATTAGATTAAAATCAATTAAATTTGCACTTATGTAGAAAACTACAGCAATCAATAAAGCAAACAGAAAAGTCATAATGTACTTTTTCACTTTTGTACTCCCATTAAAAAACCCACTCAAGAGAGTGGGTTTATTTGGTTTTAAGTGGTTAAACTTGGGTAATTAACGTCTCACAAGATTAAACAAGACACCGCCTTGACGGCTTTCTCGTCTAGCCCAATCGTTCATTGCATTATTCAGAGATTCAGCAATTTGCTTTTGCCCTTGTGTATTGACGCTTGCGGCTCCATCAGCAAACGTAATTTGCTGACTAATTTGCACATTGCCCTCATTAGACCCGTTTTGACGATTATTTAAATAATTCGTCAAATCTTTGTTCTGTTGAGGGTTTAATACACGTTCACCACCATCAAGCAGCCATGTTCCTTCCTTAGGAACACTATCGATACCATTGTGAGCCATACCAGCAATTGTTTGACCTGCAATCATCCCGACATTTGCCATACCCATACCTAAAACTATACTTGCTGCTGTCTCTTTACTGACAACATCCAAATACCATGGACTTGCAAGAATTTGGTTATAAGCTTGGAAAGCGTTAATGGTCGCAGAAGCAATCGCAAATGATTGTTGGGCAAGATACATTGCCTTATAGATTCCAGACTGCTCACCTGCTGCATCTTTGACAATACCCGTCATATTAGACCAGTAGCCAGAAAGTTGGCTGGTTAAGCTGCTCAATTGGCTTAGTTGTGAGTCATAAAGTGATCTGTTTAGATCCATTTCATCTTGAGCATACTTTTTATCCAAGTCAGCTTTAGCTTTCAAAAACTGCTCACGTGCAGCCAAGAGTTGTGCATTTCGCTCATTCTCATTTTCAATCAGTTTAATACCAGATATCTGGTCGTCATATGACTGATTTAATCCACCAAAATCAGTTGAATATTGATTTTGTAAAGCCCATTTTTGAGCATTAATAGGATCTTGCCGTTCCAACAATGATTGTCTTGATATTTGCCCAGACTGAAAGACATTGTCAGAGGCTTGGTTTAACGCTCCAAAAATTGCGTAATCTTTAGATTTAGCAATCTCTTCACGTACACGTTTACTTAAGCTATAAGTTTGAAGTATCTCTTCGCGTTCACGTTGGTAACGTTTCACCACAATTTCAGTCTGGTTAAGATAACCCTCAAATGCCGATTGAATTTGTGCATCTTCTTCGCGCTTAACGGCGGCAATTTCAACTTGTTTTTGACGTTCAAGACCAGCTTTAATTTCCAAAGCTTCCTTTGACTTACCATATTGATATTCGGCATCTGTATCAATTAGCTCTTTTTGACGATCATAGTTTTGTTCAATTTGCTTGATTCGATCTGTTTCAAAAGCAAAGTACTGATTGTACTGATCCTTTGTATCAGATGTAAATTTTGCAATTTGGGCTTTATATAACGCATCTTCTTGAGCTAATACCTCTTTTAACTTATCAGTCCCACCAAAGGCTATTATTGCTTTTTCAGTACGATCCTTGTGTTCCTGCGCTAACTTTTGCGGGATAGTGAGATAATTCGAATTAACTTCTTTCTGCATATCATCAATAGCTTTCTGAGCTTCAGCAACTTTGTTAATTGCTTCAAGTTGATCTGCCTCAGTTGGCATTAAAATTGAATTATCTACAGTTGACTTTCCAGAAACACCAGCAAACCACCTTTGATATGCTGGTAAATACCCTGCCACTTCCTTGGCTTTTTTCGGAGACATTTGACCTTTTCCAGTACCAATATTTCCGTCAAAATAATTTTCCGTGCCAGTAGGCCCTGCATTGTATGCAATGATTGCTTTATTCAGTCCGCCTAACTTATCACGGTTTTTTGCTAAATCCTTAGCTGCTGCTGTTGCAATTTCTTCCAAAGTACTTTTTGCAGTTAGTTGATATTCCCTTCTAAAAATACTTGTCGTCTGAAGTAATCCTCTAGCCCCTGTTGGACTAATTGCATTAGGATTGCCTGTAGATTCTTTCAGAATAAGAGCAGCTAGAGTTCCAGCCGGCAAGCCATGTAAGCTTTCAATTTTTGAAAAGTTATTTGCACTAGCAATGCTCTGAACTTTTGCTATTGCCTGCTTTTCTTCTGGGCTAAAAGTATAATTTTTGCGTTTAAAACTATCTTCAGTAGCCCTGCGCACTAAATCAGTTAGTGGGACTTTATAGGCATCTTTTCCATTTGTGCTTGCTTGTGCTTCTGCAAAAGCGTTTGCTTTATCAACGGTAAAACCCTTATCAACAAGCCCCTTAATATAATTTTCTCTACTCGCATCTTGTTTAGATTGAGTAATGTAATCACGTTGGGCTTTTGTCAGGTTCTTATATTCTTCAGTTGTTACACCTAAAGCTTTTGCTTGAGCTTGTTGAGACTTAGTTGTCTCATCAGTCACATTTTTAACTAATGCCTGAATTTCCTTTTGATGATTAATGGAGTTGTTGGCATCATTAATTTTTGAGTCTAATTCAGCAACAAACTTGAGTGTGCTTTCGCTTACTAGCCCCTGACTTTGTAACTGGGCAAATGCATTTTTTGCCTTGTCTCCACCCTCTTTTAAACTGTTCAAATAGTTCTGGATAGCTGTAAGCTGATTAACATCACCCTGAACTTTTAAATCATGTTCAAATTGTTCAAGGGCAGTAAAAAGGCTTTTTAGTTCTTTTGTTTGCTTTTCAATTTCATCATTAGCTTGAATACCTCTTATTGCAAGTTGTGACGCGGTAAGTTTTTTATACTTCTCTCGCAATTCATCCACTGATAACCCTTGCTCTTCTAAAGCATCCGTAGCATCCTGAGTTTGTTTAGTCATAAGATAATAAGCACCGCCAGCTACAGCTAACTGTGCAATAAGCATTCCAATGCCAGCAGGTCCACCAAGCAAAGCTATAGCACTTCTAGCTACCCCTGCCGATTTAGAAAAACTATAAAGACCTATACCAGCACGAGCGGCAAATAATGCCGTCTGACCAAGTTGATAAGATGCAAGAACTAAAGCCGGAACAAATCGGGTTGCTATACCAGCAGAAACAGCAATCGCAATGGCTTTTATTTCACCCCAATTATCAATAACCATTTTGACTGCTGGAACTACATTATTTATTAGGCGATTTTCTAAGCCCTGCCATTGTAAATCCATCAGCATTAATTGTTTTTTAGCTTCCGAAAGATTCGCGGCCAATTCATCAGTCATAATTGCGCCAGCTTTTTCAGCTGCATCGCCCCATTCTTTAAAACCTTTACCACCTTTTTCTAATAGTGGAATTAACAAAGAAGAATCAGAAATAATCGCTTCCATGTAAAACTTCATGTCATTAGTAGAAGCACCAGCTTTTTCTAATGAATTATAAAATAATTGAAGCGCTTCCGGACCAGACAGCTTTTGAAATTGTTGAATTGTAACGCCAACACGTGGTGCAATATTCTCAAAAAAGTCGGCTAATGGTCCACCACCTGTCTGCTGAAACTCGCCAATTCGATCTTGCATATCTTTCATTTTATCTGCGAAAGATTCCATTGAAATTCCAGCAGTTTCAGCGCCTTTAGCAAAATATTGAAAGTCTCGGACTGAAGCATTAGCCAGTTTTGAAAACTTTTGAATATCGCTCCCTGTTTGTATAACCTTTTCACTAAAATTAACAAGGCTAGCAATAGATAATCCCGCTAATGCTCCACCTAAAGCACTAAAAGCTATAGCCGCAATATTTAAAGAATTGGCAATCCCTTGACTTGATGCTCGTGCTTGTCGTTCAGCTTTGCTTAATGGCTCGGAAAAGCTTGCAGTCTGAACAACCAAGTCTAAAGTTAATCTGCCAAGTGAATTTGTAGCCATTTCTTTTCTCCAGGCATAAAAAAACCCACTCTAAGAGTGGGCAATATTTCAAGTAAAACTGACTATGGAATTGCTTTATTCAATTTACCAAGAGTCATTATTGTTGCTGGTGCTAAGTGTTTTTTCAAAATCATTCGATAAAGAATCAAATCTGTTAAGCATCAACTTATAAGTAATAGGGTCATCAATTGGCGTGTTACCAAATCTCGCGTAACCGTAATTACTGAATTTTAGACGTGCTCTTTTATCTTTTAGATCAATTGTTAAATTAAAAGATATTTTAGCTTGGGAGTAACCATTACATTGCATTTTGCTTACTGTTGAATCACATAATGGCGAAGAAATTCCACGAATAATTAATTGCCCTTCTTCTGGGCTTTCATACTGAATTACGTCTTGAGCTGAATTAAAGTTATTTGCTACCCATTTTTTGGAGTTTTTAAAAAGATTACTTTTGTCTCCATTCAAATTTTCAATAATCCTTACATGCTCAGTTGTGTAAAAAGTTCTAGCTTGGACCTGACTGGTTACAATTAAAAAATAGCTTAAAAAAGCAGTAAAAATAACTTTTTTCATAAACGCACCGTTTTTTAAAATCAAAGTCAATTTAACAAAACGGTGCTTAAATGTCACATGAGCACCAATCTTAATCACTATGAAATGTCATTAAGTATTCTTCAAGTGAAACACTATTTTCTTCAACTGATTGTTTTTCATGAGGCATGAAAACGCGTGGATCTACCTTAGTTCCAACTTTGACCTTGAAACTTGTATAGTGCGCCATCCAGCTTCCAAAACTTTGTTCAAGACGGCGGCCAAAAAACAGAGAGCCATATTTTTGACGATAGGCTCTCCAATACATCAACTCCCCATGTGAAAGGTTCTGCTCAGCTTCTTCTAAGGTGTTTCCACCAACTCCGTTGAGGACGAGCTCAATAAGGAGTTCTCTGTCGTCAAGTTCTTCGTCCGTGACTTTCCCAAGAAGTTATTAACTTCATCCGCAGCCGCATAAAGAGCATTAATCAAACTCTGTTCAGCTTTGTAAATATCATTCACATTGGTGAAAAATGGAGTGCCTTTTTTATCTGAACAAATAGATCCAAGCAACTGAGCAGCTTGCATATGTGTTGAATCAATTTTCTTTACTTTCGAATGTTCAAGATTTGCATAATCTAAATCCCATTCGATAGCTTTAGCAGCTTCACGACTTTCTTTGAAGTTCATTTTTTTAACAAAAATATCAGCTTCAAGTTCAACAATTTCACCAAGTTCAAGTTTTGGCTCATTTGTTAGCTTTTTAAGTGATTCAATGTTGCATTCAGTCACTTCAACATTCCATTTGACAGTTTTTTCAACTGGAATATTTAAGGTCGAAATGGTTTGCTTAAGAACAGCAGCTGTAATCTTTGCCATTATGGATTCACCTTACGTTTAGTTGGTGTTACACCAGAAGTTCGGATTAAGGTAAATGAATAAGCAACCACAGCATCTACTTCAAAAGCATTTGGTGCAGTAGGGTTAATATAGCCCTTGAAAGACCACCACATGCGATCTTCAGGAAGATCAATACCACTGGCTGGATCATAGGTCGGAGGGGTTGCAGCATGACCCGAACCAACATGCCATTCTAAAATTTCGCCAGTTTCTGCAATTTCAATCAATTTGTCATGACTTGTATTTGTATCATCATAATCAATTTCTACTGCACCTTCGCCGGGATCACGCATACCACGAACATATTGCTTTGAGTCTGCATCAAGACAAGTTACATCAATTTTTTGAAATGAATCTTGGCCCAAATCGATTCGTTTAGAGCAAACAAAACGAACTACCTGACCATTTAACACAGTAAATAACTGTGTTTTTTGAGTTTTAACATTAGCCATTAAGAGCGCTCCTTAATTTTAGGCATAAAAAAAGCACCCAATTGGGTGCTTACGGATAAGGATTGTTTTTTATCTAAGTTTATATTCGACACATTTATTAATGGTTTGAGGCATCAACCTGCCACCAATCATAATGTTTTGAACAGATACCTCATTTTTTGAGCAAATCCATTCATCTTTATTTAATTCAATTTTTTGACTGGTAAATTCTTTCCAGATTTGAAAACCTAGAAGAACAAAACATAGGGCTATCACTAATGAAAGTGTTACCTCAACAATAGGTAGTCTCATGTTTTAATTCCTATTTACGATCCAGCTAACATCAAAAGAATAGTGCGGCATGTTTGTTACTGGGTCCTTATCTGCCTCACCATAACGAACTACATAACAATCAAGCTCTATTGCAAATCGAATTGCCTTAGCAACTTGGTCAACTACATCTTCATCCGTTGCATACACATCAATTTGAATAATTACATTGTCTGAAACTGGTCGAACATCAAGACTACTATTGGAATCACCTGTAATTGTCTGCCAAGTCACATAAGGAGCTTCTGCATCATCTGGTGCCGAACCAAATTTCCAAACTCGTAGAATGTCATCTTTTTCAAGAAAACCTGTTACAACTGGATCAGCTTTCGCTAACTGAAAAATTGGAATATCAATCATTAAGCTGCCCCTAAAACCACACTGAGTTCAAAATTAAAAACTTGAACAAACTTATCTGTTATCTGTTCAATGTTTTCGTAAAGCGCTGGTCTTAAAAATGGGGTGGCGGGCTGTCTACTTGTACCTAACTCAAGGAATCGCCAGTAAAAGACTCGCCCATCTGTTTGATACGTTTTTCCAACACGCCCAGCACGTCTATTTTGAGCATTGTTTGTATATGGGATACGTGCACCACCACGCACTCCCACGCGCATAACCAAAGTGTTTTTATTTCTACTCCGGCCATTTTGAACCACAATTTCTTTCCAAATTTTTTCAGGAGTGGTGGGATCATCTAAACGTTTAACTTTTTGACGGGCTTCATCCCGAGCAATGTTCATTGCCTGCCGCATCGCTTTACGGGCAATACGTTTTACAGTCTTTTCATTACCAATTGCCCGCATTCGTCTTAATGCAGGCTCCAAGCCATGTATTTGAGTAGCCATAAATCACCCATTCCATGCTTTTTCGCCTGTAGATAAGTTGATGGTTAAATACTCACGGCGTGAGTCAGGATCTCGCATCGGGTTTCCATCAATCTTGTAATAGTACCCATCAAAAAGTACCCGCATTGTGCTATCAACTTGTTTTGTTGTGCTGCTATATCGCACCTTAGCACGGGCCTGTATCGAGCTATTGGCTGCTTTGGCCGCAATAACATCCCTTGTTGAAAGGTCGGTAACTTCTGCCCAAATTGTTGCAAAATTAGACCATGAGGTGATTAATTTACCTGTTTTTTGATCTTGGGTTTGAGTGGCTTTCTGAATTGTGATGCGGTGCTTCAATTTTGGAGTAATGCTGGGCATATTAGACCCCCATTTCTCTAATAGGCTGCAAAATATCCCAATAAGCTTGGGGTTTTCCTTCGAGACTTCGGCTGTACTTATATTCGATAAATATTAACCGGGCATTATCTAATTTTTTACAGTCCACAATGTCCGTTTCAGATGTTCGCTCCGACTCGTCCGAAATAATTTTCCGGTCAATATCAGTTGCTATTTCTTCATCTGCTTGGCTAATCCATTCGATAAAGAGTTCATCTTCATCGTTATGATCAACTCGACATTGCAACTTAGCTCGTTCGAGTGTGATCATTCTGATTTCACCTGTTTTGTGATTTTAACTGGCCTCTTTTCTTCTTGTGGTTCTGCCAAAACGCCTTTATCTAGCAAATGTTTTACTGTTGCTGGATCAGCCTCGCGAGTGTCACCAGTTTTATAAAACTGATCGCCAAAATGTTCACGCTTAACTTCATACTTCATTTCAATCTCCTAAAAGAAAGGGGCTTTCGCCCCTATCCAATTAAGGTGTAACAACAGGTTTTAAGTCGCCATATACAAATGCCTCTGGACGATAAACAGCTAAAGCTAGACGTTCTTCGGCAAGGATTGTGACCAAGTTCTTAACAAAGTCATCTTCGTTCTCTGTTGCAACTTCAACACGTGATAACCAACGGTCGAAAATCTGAGCACCCATTGAGAATGCACCAGTCAAGAACTTACCTGCTGTGATTGCTTGAGTTTCTACAACTGGAAGGCCCCATAAAGTAGGGTTTAATGTACCTTGTGGATTACCAATAATGTATTGACCAGTTGTGTCTTTCAGAGTTTCAATGCTTGCCCAGTCAATCGGGTTAAGAACATGGCCACTTGCAGGATATTCAGCAAGAATCGCTTGGAGCATTGCATAACGCAAAGTATCAATGATCGTTTCTTGTGATGGTGTTACACCTGTAGGACGAACATAAGCAGTCGCTTGAGGAATAATCCCAAGTAAGTTCTGACCAGTACCGTCACCATTAAGAATTTGCTGCTCTTCTTTGAAAGCCAATCCATAACGCAAACGGCCATCAATGTATGACTGCAATTGTGAAGCATCATCAAGGATCTGACGCGAAGCTTTCATATAATGTGCGATAACTTTGGCAGTTGTACTTACAAGGTCAAACTTAAGGTCAGACTCAGGCTTTTTAGTTCCTTCAGCTACCATACCAGCGCCATTTGTAAAGCCAGTCTCACGCACGTATTCAAGTGCATTTCCATCCATACGGCCCTGCATTAGAAGGTCGCGAATTGTTAGCTTTCGGTCAGGTGGAGCAATAAT